ACAACTCTTGAATGCGGTGAAGGACAGCCCGACACTTGTGTACCCTATTAAAGCGACGCTCATACTCGTCGAGCATCTCCGCACAATGTACAACCAGCATACAGAAATTATCTGAAGATTCCATAACCCACTTAGTAGATGGGTGGTGCTTGTGGGTGGTGCGATAAGGGGCGTCAGTGGTGCCGGACAACTCATTAATAGCAGTTGACAACATCTGACAAGACTCTAGGATCATCTTAACAACGCGATAGTTGTCTTGAGAGCGAGCAGACTGTACCCAGTCAATGCCGCCGTGCTTATTCTTTTCGATAGCAAAAATATTCATATACACACCATATAACAAAGAGCAAAGAATGTCAAGAGTTTTTATTTATTATTTCGCTTGTGCTTACGCTTGTTGTGGTGTCGTTTATTATGGTTCGGCTTCGGCTTGTGATGCCTCTTTTGCTTAACCTGCCCACTGTGCTTATACTTGGGCTGCTTATATTTATATGGCTTAGGTTTTGGTTTAACAGTGCCGGGAAGTGGATGATTGTGCGGCTTCACAATATGAGGATGGCGGTGCCCATAGTTATAAGGACGAGCATACTTTCTATATCTCGGCTGACGCTGGAACCATCTATAATTATAATGAGGGTGATGCGGCTTATAATAATAATCCGCGTGATATCCCATACAGCGACGATACGCACGTCGGTGCTTTCTCCAATGCCGGTGGACGTCCTTAACGAAATCCGCATCTACATATCCGTGGAAAAGCCAGACATTGAACCGAGTATCAAACTCGGCAATGATCAACGCTCTGCGATAATCAATTGTGTTGCCCCATGGAAAGGTATTAAAATAAATTCTGGGAGTTCTAGAATTGTGCCACGATGCCACATATTCCACACCACCGACCTCATAATGAAGAGGGGAAGGGGTTGGATCGCACGGACGTGCGTGGGCTGCTTGATTGGCAAAAGCCAACAAGACCAAAAAAGACAGCAATGCTCCACCAAAAATTAATTTATTTCTCATCTCCTACCTCCTCTTCGTCGCCATAAAAATCTGACGCCTCTCCCAAGCGCTTATCAAACTTTAAAATGATCTCTTCATCCATAATTTGAAGCACTCGGTTTTTAAATTTCTCACCCTGAAGTTTATCCATCCAATGTGCGGACTGAAACTTGTCTACAGAACCATCCTCATATACTAACTGGAACCATGCCCCGGCATTCTTAAGGTTCTCTGATCCCTTGATAGCGTCCAGCCAACTCTCTTCGTCCTGAACTCCCACCTCTTCTCCCCAGAGAATTTTAAACGCACTCTGGCGACCTTGTGTGCCGAAACGGGATTTCTGAATCTTGGCTTTAACCTCGGAGCCAATGCGGAACCCTCGCTCATCCGTAACAAAGGCGTTCTTTGCCTTGCGTCCGGTTAGCCAAATACGAAGCGAATAGGCATAATGCATTGCCTTTCCGCCGGGGGTGAAATATGGAGTTGTCATGGCTTCTGCGATGTTGCTCGTAATATTTGTCTTAAGTTGATTGAGGACCAAGAATGTCGATTGACTGTTCGCAATTGGAACAGTGAGTTTTGACATTCCTTTGGACAGAATCCTTGGCTTCACTGCCATTGAAGACAGGGGATTAAAGTCCCCCTCAACATCCGTTGTAGACGGAGTGAGTGCTAGCGAATCCCAGATGAAGAGCATACGGTTTTCATTTGTTTCCAAAAGGTCCTCAATGGTCTCCAGCACGAATTCTACTGATTGTGCCTGAACATACAATACACGATCAACATCACATCCGCCTCGGGCTAAAAACTCAGGATCGATAGCCGATTCGGAATCAAAATAGATTACATCAATGCCCTTCTTTTGGGCATTGGCTGCTACCTGTGCTGCTAAAAAAGATTTTCCTGTGGATTCAAGACCTGCGATCTCTGTAATCTTTCCAACGGGGATTCCCGCTAACTGCCCACGACAAATAATACTATCAAGCCATCGCGAACCTGTTGGAATCCAATCGTTAACTTCTGTGGGGTTGTCTTCTGCGAGGTTGTGAGCCACGTTGATACCAGCCTTCTTGTTAATTAAGGCTCGCATGTCGGCAATGCTCAATTTGCCGGTCTTCGTTTTACCTGATTTCGGTCTTGCCATATTCTTCTCCCATAAATGTAAATTGAGGCACCTGATATCCCTGTGCCTCCCTGTGGGAGCGTTTTATGATACGCCGACCAACTCAACCTCAAAATTGAGGTCTTCCCCCGCCAAGGGATGATTGTGGTCCAGAGTAACAGTCTCGTCTTGAATCTCCGTAATGGTTGCCTGAAACGGCTGACCGTTCCCGCCAGTTCCGGTTACCACCGTTCCGACATTAAACTCAAAATCCTCTGGAAATGCCTGCTTTGGAACTGGAACAATTGCTTCGGGGTTTGGCGCTCCATATCCCTCTGCGATTGTGAAATTCTTCACCTCTCCAGTTTCCATCCCAACCACTGCGTTCTCAAAATCAGGAAGAAGTGCTCCTCCTCCCAATGTAAATTCTAGAGTTTCGCCGCGATCACGGGAGTTGTCAAACACTGTTCCATCATTCAAGGTTCCCTTGTAATGGACTTGGACTGTCTGTCCGCTCTCTGCCTTGCTCATGCTATTATCCTTTTTAAAAAGTAAAAATAAGGCACCTGATAACCCTGTGCCTTCCTGTGGGAGATGAATTAACTGCCTAGCAACTCATCAAATGCGTCAGAAACGGAGTTCGCATCTGTCGTCGTTGTCTTCGAAGCATACTTAACTGTTTCCGTAGAAGCAGATTCAGCATCTTCATCAGTAAGAAGGAACTCGTCCAGAAGACCTTGGACTTCCGCAGTAGTCTTGCGGTCAAACAAGTCCTCAAACTCAGGAATCCCATCAAGCAACTCTTTACACCGCTCTGGTGTAACATCCTCACAGAACTGTGAAGTTGAGCGCTTTGGGGTGAGTTTGGTTAGCGGAAACTGACCACCCGGAGGCTTGCCATAAGTCATAACCAAGTCCGTGCCAGCCTCGGTATCGGTGATGTCCCCATACTCTGGATTGAGGACCAAGTTAAGAAGCGTCTCATACGCCATCTTGCCGTATCCCCAAACACGAACCCCTTGGTCCTCTTCGCCGCGAACCATCACAGGAGAGAAGAAGCGCTGGCGAGCAAAAAGCGACTTTGCCATCTTCTTGCTTCCATCGTTTTCCTCTCGCCAAAGTTGGCTTGCGAAATCACAGATAGGGCAATCCTCCCCATAATTCTTCTTCGGGCACAAAAAGCCAGAATTCTTCCCCACATTATAGTGGAACCAGTAATCCTTAAATGGATCTCCATCAGCAGTTGGAATAATCCGGATTGTCTGGACTCCATCTTGTGGCTTCCAAAATCCACTCTTGGACTTAGAACCACCTCGATTATCAAGAGCATACTTTCGCTCCTGAATCTTTTTCAAATCAATTCCCATTAATTTTCTCCTAGTTGTTAAAGTAAACTCAGCTAATCTTCCAAGTTTCTGTTATACACTTTAGCATAACAAGAACCTTTTGTCAAGCATTTTTTTTAATTTTGTATTGCGGAACTTCGCGAGACAACATAGACATAATCTTCTTCATACTGAGTTGAATAAATTCCATAAGATACATCCATATTCTCGTGTGTCGTTGCGGCAACCTGCGTATTAATTGTGTCCAATAAACTAGAATCTGTTTCCAGTTTTTCTTCATTAATAGCATAATAATAACACTTCTCTCGTGGATAGTCAAGAGGAAAAAACAAATTTTCTTTGCCTGTTGTCATATCCATGTGCCCCACGGTAATAAGCCTAGCAGCCTCGTGGGGCTCCTTGGAACTTCCAAGGGCTGGCTTTGTCCGAGAAAAGACTTCAATCATATGAAGCGTCGACACCACCGCCTCTCTAATCTTAGTATGATAGTTTTTGACAGTCAGTCCTGTTAGGGTGTTTGCGATGATCCCAACGTCAACCAATATCATTTTTTCAAACACAGCGGATCTGGCATATTCCTGTAAAACTCCGCGAACTGTAGTTTCGTTCAGTCTTTCTGGTTTTGAAAGAAGATTTGAATCCGATCTAATATATAAAATGGTAATGTCGCAGTTCTTTATATGAGACAATATTTTCAACGAAGCAGCCGAAACCAATTCGGCTCCATCAACAATGAATAGCACCTCGCCCTTCACGTTTTTTAAAAAGTTTTTGAGCGAAGGGCACTTCTCTTCATACTTCTCGGCTGTCTTCTGTTCTTTGATGTAGGTCTTCTTTCCGTAGGTTCTTTTACTTCCTACGGTAATATTATAAACGGTGTATGGGGGATATTTTTTAAATTCATTGGCGACAGCGCTGCCCATCTCCCCTAGCCCAATAACGTTACTCACTTCTCATACCTCTTCATAGCACCAAAACTTTTTCCAACTGATATGTTCGTAACATACTTGCCAAGGTCTGTGTTGCTAAATGTGTTTACGATATCTTCCAACATTCCGACGTCGCTCTTATCAAAATCTATAACCAAAGAGTCATGTAGAAGAAGAGCCACATTTGACTTTCGGTTATATAGCATTTTACCAATTTCTATCGCTCTTTTTAAGAGCAAATCGCTCGTTGTGCTCTGAATAATATAATTTAATGCGTGGTGTTTGTCCGCTGGGATTTCTCTGTCAAAGGCGGTTGTTACTTTCTCGCCATCGTAATATTCTTTCAGCACTCCGTCTCGGTCGTATGCCCTATCAGACAAATAGTCATTGGAGTTCGGATTATATAGCCACGCAAAAATTCTTTTCTTGGCTTCCTCTCTCGTTGGCATGCCGCGATAGACATTCTTTATATTCCAGTCGTGGATGTCAATCTCGGGCTGCTCTTTGCCGGAGAGTGCTAGGAGCGTGCGGAGTTCTGCTGCGTTAAAGTCAAGTTCTATAAAATAATCATTGTTGGGCTTCACAACGGAGCGAAAACTTTTATCGAGGGTCAATATCGGGAAACTAGCCTTGCTGGTCGTCAAGCGACCTGTTTTGGATTTGAACGGAAGATAATCAATATGATGTTCTTTCTGTTTGATAAGTTTCTTATAAAGTTTCCGGGCTCTGGGGAGTGCGATAAGGTGCTTGAGAGCCGCAGGATCGATGTTTAACGGCTGTTCTTTAATCTGTGCCAGCAATCGCACCAAGTCAAGCAAAAAATCATAGTTTCTTGGCTTGTCGCAATTGTTAATGACGTGCTCGGTAATCTGATTACGAAGTTCGCAGTATCGCATTAAAAACTTCTGTGGCACCAAATCATAAAAACAATTTTGATTTAAATCAACCTTCGCAATGTTACAAGCATTGATATAATTGCGTAGTTGTCCGTTCAGTGCCTGCCAACTTTCCGTCTTTCCCGGTGGGCACATTTCGCCGATAGATTTGCCGCCACAATATAGGCTGGCATACTCTACAGGTAGATCAAGGTGTGTGGTGTATTTCCAAGTTGCTGTCAGACCACTCGGAATGGTGTCCCTGACGATCTCGCCGGAAACATAAATCCCGGCACACTCTTTCTTTGTGTCTAATGTCTGAAAAATCAATATAATCCTATACTAGTTTACTAGGAGTAGTCTTGATTAACATATTAACATATTCTTGCGCTTTGTCAAGTCCTAAATGCTGGTGGACCTGAAGTATTTTTTTAACTTCGCGATTAAACGACTCATTGCTATTAAAAATCTTCAATTCGTGTAGGCGGATAAGATAATAAAGTTCAAGCCAATAGCGATCTGAGTAGAGTTCGTGATATTCATACGTTTTGAACCCCTGTGCGCCGTCATCAATATAGATTTTTTGCCCAACCTCTATCCTTCTTCTTTGCACATAACGCCTTTTAGTCTTTACGTTCGATCTGTCGCCAACGGTATATGGAATCAACATTGCCGGGTATGAAGTTGCATATGCGTTCCAAGCCTCAATAAAAAAGGCTTTCAATTCCTTGATGTCATAGGAGAGCGTTCGATAGTAATACGTTTTAAATAAATTGTCCGGAGTGACGTCATATTTCTCCATATATTCTTTCATAACCGGATGATTAAGGTCTGCAACCAGACGCCATGGCGCATGTTTATCCAACGCAAAGCCGTGGTTTTTCGCAGCGGCTTTAAAAAAATTAAAATTAGGGTCTTCAATCCATGCTGCTTTTATATTATCATTGCCGTGATCGCTCTTTGCTATTTCCAAACAAAGCCCACTGCCAAGCCTAGAAAAATATTTAGAACTAACAAATGCGCTTTTAGTTAAGGGAACTGTTCCGTTGGAATCGATTATCAATTCCAAAGTTGCCTTAATGAAAGATGACAAATCAATAATTTTATGTTCGCGGCGGACTTGGCAGCGACCAGAGACATTCTGTATGAACCACCCTGTGACTAAATTGTCATAAAGCCCTTCTAGAAATTCACCATATGCCAAACTTGGGCTTTCCCAACCTCTTCTCGCCTCCGGCTTACGAATATCAGACAAGCCACTAGAAGCGAGATTTGCCATTTTCATGTGCGTTTGCAAATCCGTAAATGCATCGACCACAAAATCTGCCGCGAGGATCACCTCTGTCCTTGAACTACGAAATTCTTTAAGATTGGATTCAGAGATCCAAATGATATCTCCGCTGTTGTTGATCTTTCCATAATATGTCCGATCTCCACGAAAATTTACAGACTGATCCATTGGACCACCCGGTCCCATTGTGCTTGCCCACCAATTTCGCAAGATAAACATATCCGCTGTGGAGGTGTGGTTTTCTGCTAATGTAATGTCTGTTATCTTAGTCAAAGCCCTTTCCTGACTCCTTTTCTGCCTTTCGGCCATTTGCGTGCACGTTTGCCGTGCCCTGGATCTTTCGCCAGCGCTGCGGCGGTGTTGCGATGACCTATTTGTTCATAATCAAATCCGCCGGGTCCAAAACCATACTTTGGATCATTAATATCAATGCCATTTGCAGCAAGCTCATTTAAAAGTTGTTGTTTTGGACTGGGCTTCTCAAAGACTGGGTTTTTACTCCTTTTATCGACAAAATCTTCAACTTGTTGTGTGGCGCGCATATCGTCAGCAGGAGAGGTTTTTACCTCTATCTCCCAGCCACTTGAATTTATTGTGCCACGAACTTCGTGAATATTACTATACCCGCCGAAGCCAAGACCCTTGGCGATCTCGCGAGAGCCGACGTCGCCAATATCAGATGTAAGTATATCACACTTACCACCAACCTTAAATAAGTTGTTGCCAACCATTTTCACAGTGGCATCGTAACGGTTAAAAAAAGTGCCATTGTATCCCCTTTGGGTGATGTTTTTATTCGTGGCTCCGGAATATACCTCACCTCCGGCTTCTGGTCCGCCTGCGGTGTGTTGAGTAAACGAAATAGACTTCACAGGTCCAACAGAACTTCTCACTGCTATCGGATATATGCCATTCAAGATATTTTCCTGCTCCCGGTGGGCTGGTTTAAACATACTTGCAGCAGATCGCCAGACCCCAGAGGCAGGACCATATAAGCAGTTAAACACCACATACTCGTATTCATTCTTACTTTGTGCAAACGTTGTTGTGCTTTGAGATTTTGGAATAGAACCAAGTTGCGCTGTGCCGAATCGTCCAGAGCGCTGGATGCGGTTGTTCCCTCTTTGATCGCCCAAAGCCACAAATCCTAGAGCGCTTGGATTTTGCGATTCGCTTAAGACTCCGTGGCGTCTGCCAACAAAACATCCTTCTTCTCCGCCAGCGAATGCAGTTCGAAGCAATTTATTTAGCAAACTTTTTATAAACTCATTGAGTGTCATTGCGTCTCTTTGAGGTATAACAATTTCTGACATTATCCATGCTCTAAACAATTTAAAAGAAATAGGAATATCTGCTATTGGCATACTCTTCGTTCTAGTATGATTGCCGGGATCTGAATATTGGATTGAGCCAAGTATCAAATGGGGATTTCGGGGGGATCCGTCAAGCTTGATATTAGTCTTTTCAATTAGTGTCTCGATGATGGCACCAAAATACACATACTCAAACTTCACAAAATCAGGATTGCTCTCGGAAACCTTCACATAGCCTGTCGATGCCAGTGTCCCGCCGCCCTTAAGGGTTTCTTGATTATCATCGGCGAAGAATAACCCTTGGGCTTTGTGTTTACGGGCTTCAATTTCTTCTGCTGTTGCCTTCTTCACATTATTTTTAACTTCCTCATTGGCAACCTCGCCACTGCCAACATTCGCTTTGCGCTTTGTTCTTCCACCCGGCTGTTGTTTTTCTTGGACCGCTTGGATGTCTTCCCTTTCTTTCTTAAGTCTATTATATTCCGCCTCATAGCCTTGACGCTGCTTTTCATCGATCTCGATGTCACCGATATCGTAATCTTGGACCCCTTCGATATCGTAGGGTTTCCTATCTGGATATAATGTTGCAGCCACCTTCTCCCATTCGTGACGGCGCATATATCCTCCGCTTTCAGATATTTTCTTGAGCGCGGTGAAACGAGCATCCGCTTCTGCTGAGTTGTGTTCTGCACTGGCAGCAGCCAACTTCTTTCGCTCAATTTCATGGGTCGACCACCTTTGGTTGTTGGCAAGGTGTTCTTGGGAGGTGATACCAAGCTCACTCTTGGGAACAGCAATACTCCAGACACGATTATTATCTATCAACCTCACAATTAAATCAGAATACAACTGCATTCGCTCTGCATCGAGTTGGGCGAGGACCGTCCTTGTGTTAACATAGTCCTTTCCGGATTGCTGTGCTTTCCGGATCATTTCCCAGACCTGCGCTTTCTTCATAGACCTGTCTTGAGGATTTCCGGGCTGTGCTTGTTTCGAGGCACCCCCATGATATTCATTATATTGAAATTTGTCGCTGATGTCTCCCTCTTCAAGCCCCTGGATCGCAGCCCAGTTCGCTGCATCGATAGGTTCCCCTTGAATTTGCCCGTGTTCATCTGTTTTAAAGTATTCTTCAACATTTTCTTTATCAAGTTGATTCTTCAATTTTTGAAGCAGTTGTGCGGTATGTTTTTTAGCAGCGTTCGCTTTTACAATCTTTTCGGCAGCGTCCGTTTCCGACATATTTTGGTCGGCGAGTCGTGATGATGTCTGACGGAATCCATCAGCCAATGCGTTAACGCTATTATCCGGATCCAGTTCCACAGTAGCCATATATTCAAGCTCGATATCAACGCGACCGTCCTCTGAGAAATTTATTTTTGGAGGTGCCTTAACGTGCAATATCATTTGGGTTATGCTTTTTTCAATTGCTTTTTTCTGTTCTATTGAAAAGTTGTCTATAAATGCTTCTGGGATCATCCACCCATAAGCAACCCGAACCATAAAAAACTGTTGATTTGTAAAAGTTCTTCCTGCGATCTCTGTTCCGGCGGTTCTGGACATGAGCATATCCAAAACAGATGCGTAGTCATCGCCGGGTTTATAATTAAGAGCGGCTAGCGAATCAGCGCTGAATTTTAAACCCACTTTTCTGGTTTCTGCCAATTGGTCACTCTTTTGTCCAGCCCCATCTTCATTAGTGCCGATTTCTTCATAATAAAATTCTTCGAGCCAACATTGTTTTAAAGTCCCTTGACCACTCGCAGTAATGCTCTGCACAGTCTTTGAGGATATGGTCTGTTGGAACGAAACTTCTTTGGATTTCCTGCCTCTCAAAGAGCGAATGCCGCCCTTACCCGCTTCTTGATCTTTGGTGGGAACGATGCCAGCGGCATCAACAAGATACAATTTTACAACGGGCATCAGAGCACTCAATTGATACTCTTTCAACTCCATAAAAGTCAATAAATCTTCTTCAAGGCTTAATTTTTTTCGGAGTTCCCACGGATCGCCGGTATATACGGGGAATTTGCTATAATTGATCTTTGCACCTTGTGCGCTAAAAGCACCAAGGTGGTCCATCAAATAACACTGCTCGTTAAGGCGAATAACTGCCTGCGACTCGCGGAGGAGGTCTCCCTCGCTTTTATCGTCGTGACTATATGTATCCGTCTCCTTCCTTACTACTCTATTGTCCCATTTCGTTTTTTCAGCCATACTTGTCCTTAAAATCCATAAATTGTCAACACTCTACTTAAAGGCGTTGGCACATATATTGAATCACCTGTCCTCACATGAGCCTCTGTGGGAATTCCGTTATACATCGCAATAACCCACCACGCTTCCGGCTCTCCGTAATATTTCTGCGCAACTTTATAAAAACGGTCACCGTGCTTCCAAGTATGTTGAACATGGTCTATCTGCGACAATTCCAAATCATCTGGTGTGATAAAAAACGGTCCCTCGTAATGGGGCGTATGCAGGCTTCTGTTTCTACGGATCAGGGTTTTGCCCATTCGTGGGTGCGCTGTTTGTATAATATCCCTATTGTAAAAACGACTAATCATTCTCCCTCTTCTCCTTTATATCTTATATGATACCATTGCTACCTATGGTGTTTGCGGTTGAATTCAACACGCTATTAGCATCGCTTTGCTCTTTCCTATCGGCTGTGCGTTCGGAATTAGATGAACCTTCTCCAGTGCTTACTGGTTCTGCGCCCGGATCTGTTTTTGCCGCCCCCAACTCTGCGTCCACAACTGCTTGTGGAACATCTCCACCTGAATTCGGCTTAGGAGCATTCGAACCCTGTGTTTCTGGAGCGCCGGGAGTGTTGCTTCTCAAAATATTCTTAGTCACTGTTGAGTTGTAAGGGAAGCCAACAAATGCACCCTGTCGGTCGTCAGAACCCCTATTACTGTATCCCAGTTGGTGTTCGTGTTGCACCGTTAATTCCAAACTCAGAGACACTTTCTTGGGATATATTTGACCTCCACTAGACGTAAAAACACCAACATCAAAATCTGGTGAATAATCAATTCCAGCAGGAGTGCATAATAGACCAGACTGTGCCGCCGTGCCATCCCCAGCGCCATGAGATTTTTTAATCAAATTGCCAAACTTGGTTTTAATATATGGAGGTGCACCAATGCCTTCTCCAATGCGACTTGTGCCCTCGCCACCAGCCCTTTGAAAAACCGGATACATCATTTGCACTAAGCGTTCACATTTCTGAAGGTTGTTTATAGCCTCGGTCAAGCCGTTGGCTACGACGTCCCACTCAAGGGTGATCTTTCTTCCTGTGCCCTGATATGCTTGAATTGGATCCATTCTGCCCTGAGCCGTGACCGAATCCCAACGCACTTCAAACGAGTCCGTAAATGCTGTCACAAATGCTTTAAATTTAACATTAACCTGAGTTGGAACGCTATAAAATTCAATATTATGATATCTTAGAAGAAAGTCCGACGCATCTCCATGTCCGGTCAGGTTTTCAGGAACGTTCTGAGCCGCTGCTGCGGCGTCGGAGATGGCGCGAGTGGCTTGAGTCGCTTTTCGTAAAGTTTCGTTGAAACCCATTTGTTCGGTCCTCCCTCAAGAGTAAATAGAAAAATAAATTTATTTTTTCTTGTCGCCAATTTATTTCTGAATATTTAATGGATACTGCTCTTTCGCAAGTGCCTGCTTCACAGACCTGCCAAGCTCTCGGTCATTGAGTTTCAACACGACCACTGTTTCACCAGCATTTGCGCCAGCACCAGCAGCGGCTGGTTGTGCGGCATTTGCCGAGTTGATAGCCTCAACCAACTCCGTCAATTGAGTCATAGGTCCTTTAAACAACCAACTAGACCAGCCAATGTCGCGAACAGCGTCTGCCACGTTGATCAAGTTTTCGCCTGTCTGCGGATTTATTTTGACTATCTCGGGAGTTGCTTCTGCCATGGCATCCATAGACAAGTCAAAGGCTTCAAGGTGCGGAATTGACAATCTATTGACCGAGTACCCGAACCACCATAAAGAAGAGCCGACACTGCTCAAGGCATCAGCAAATATATAAAGCCCAAAAGATCTTAAAACCATCGTATCAAGAAGGGACACGAACCTCTCAAGCCCATCATTAAGGAATTGCAGAGGCTCTGTGAAACTGACAGAAATATTTAATGTCTCTCGCAACGATTCATTGAACCCCGGCAAGTATGTGTTGCCAACATATGCTGCGTTTCCAACATCAACGAATGCGTTGCCCATTCTTCGCAAAGCCGGGGCGATCCCCTCGGCGTCAAGCCAAGTTTTCATTGACAACAGGGTCTTCATCAAAGATTTAACCTTTGGCACGGCTGAACTCATCCCTTTTCCAGCAAATTCTGCGACCTTGCCCAAACCTTGCATCATATTTCCTAGAGCAACCAAGTCATCTGTTTTGATGAAGAATAGAGAAAACGCCAGTCCAACCAGACCCACTGCCATCGCAAGAAGACCTGCCATTGCGATGAAACCACCCGCACCGACGCCAATAGCACTAACGGCGAGCATCGCGAACCACTGGGCGAATGTGCCAAGTTGATCTGTATAAGGCAGCATTACAGCAAGACCTTCTGCAATTGCTGCGATTCCCCACGCAGCAACCCTGAATGCCAATGCCACGGCAAAAAACACCCCGGCGATGGCAACAAACGGTATCATCATTGTCATTGCCATCGTTCCTGCGGAGCCGAGGGCTATAATGACACCTATAAGCGTTGCGGCAAATACAAGCAATGCGAACGAAATAGCCATTATTTGCCCACCAGAAAAATCCTTAAAAGCCTTGACAAATTCAGCCACACCCAAAGCGGCAATCGCAATTCCACCGCCAATCATCAGGGCAGCAGCCCCGAGACCCAGCAAGACGGGGACCGCTTGTCTCCCGTGCTTTGCAATATTTTTAAGTGCAGTTCCAAAAGACTTGCCGCCCTTCTCTGCGCCCTTTCCGGCTTTGGCTGCGGACTCGCCTGCACCTCCGAGCGAATCGGTAAGCCACGATCCAGTCCAAATCGATTTAACAAATGCTCCCACCTTGCCCAGTGTCCAAAAGGCACCCGCCATGGCTGCAACCGTAACCCAAGCATTTGTATTTTCTGCCAACAAGACAAACGGGGATAAAAGGAAATTTAATATCTCCAATACTGGGAGCGCTGCTTCCGCTAATGTCGCAAACGCTTTTGCAAAATTAGCCATCGGATCCTGCGCTTTTTTCGCCTCTTCCATCAACTCTTCAATTGTCATCCCACTTTCTTCTGCCTTCTTTGCCATCCTCTCCATTTCAGCAGAACTGGTGTTGCCAAAGAATTTCATAGCATTGGACATTTTTTCAAACCCAAAGGCTGCTTTCATTCTTTGTTTTTCTATCATGCTCATCGACTTGAACGACTTGCCACTTTGTTCAAATGCCTTCTTTTCCAACATAATCCGCTCAGAATATGTGGCGTTCCTCATCTTGTTTGCATCAATGGCAGCATAGCCAAGAACAGTGTTAATTCTTGCTGCGCGAGCCATTGATCCCGAAACAGTGTTATACTCTTCGATATTATCAATCAAACTGCCCATCTCCATCTTGAGGGCTTTTGACATACCTAATAGATTTTTAAATTCTCCGGTGGCGTTGTCTCCAAAAACTGCCAATCTGTCAAAGTTCTGATTTAACTCAGCAACAACTTGACCAACATTCATTTCAAGGGCGCGACCCAGACCAACCATATCTGCTGACATCCCTTGGGCTTGCTGCTGGGTGTAGCCAAGCGTTGCCATAAAATGGTCCATCATCTGGCTATTTGCCTGTGCAGAGACTCCCATCTTTTCCATCGCCCCAGAGAAAACAGCAAAGCCCCCAACATCAGTTATGTCTGAAAAGGCTTTCATTTCGCCACGGGCAGTCGCAATGGCTTGTCCGGCATCATCCGCGCTAAGACCCATTTTTCTCATTTCAGAATTAGTGCCTGCCAGCACCTCATTATATTTTTCCCCTGCACCAGTGGCTTTCATCAATGAGTCTTGCGCTTTTGCCAGACCAAATGCCATTTTTACAATTACAGCACCGATGCCAATGAACCCAGACATCAAAATGTTCTGAAGTGTGAACAGCGATGCCATAGCGGTGCCGACTGTCCCCAAGGCAACAGCAAGACCTTGAGTCTGCGCTAGAACGATCATCGATCCAATACCAGACGCTTTCCAACTTTCGCCAACGCCGGTCATCATGGTCAATGTAGTAGAGATGCTGCCTAAAGCCTTCTCCTGCTCTTGACGTGCTCGCTTGGCTCCATCAGCGATGGCTTCTTGATGATCTCTTTCTTGTCTCTTGCCCTCTATCAGACCTTCGGCGCTTTTCTCATGCGCTTGGGCAAACTTTAAAGCATCTTCTGCTGCTTTAACAGCCTCCTCGGCTTCTTTCCTCTGCGCGAGGGTGGCTGCGCCTTTGGCTTCAAGGACTTGCAAGTGCCTCTGTGCCGTATCTAGTTCGTCTTCTAGTTGTGCTTGATATTCTTCGAACTCGTAGGCAATCTTTGCCAATTTTTGCAGTTCTTCATCGGCAAGTTTGGCTCGGCGTTCGGCGATGAGTTCACGCGCCTCTTCAAGGGTATTAATTTCCCCAAGAGCCTGCTTTTGCTTAATTAGGCTCTGTTCTTTTGCCGTGTAATTATCATCAGCCATTCATTCAGGTTCCCTGCGCCTTTACTTGAACGGCCACTTGATGCCGGTCTTTTTCTGAAAATCTTTAATAGATTTATTTAATTTAAACTTATTCTTATATGTGCGAGGATCGTTTAAACCATATTTCTTATACGCTGAAATATACTTTTTTTCTCTTCCAAGAGTTTTCGCAAATGAGCGGACGTCCTCTTTGGAACCCTTGACAGAAACCGGAACAGATGCACCTCCGCCAAACATTAATTTTAACAATTCTTTAATCCCTGCGCCCATCATTGCAAAGATATTAAACTCATCCAACTTGCCACTTTTTGCGGCTTCCAGATCAATAACAATAGGCGTAAGGTCTTTCTGTGGTTCTGTCATTTTACTCCCTCTTGGTATATTATATAAATAGTTCTTCTAAAAAGAAAAAAGGGCACCTAAGTGCCCTTTCCTCATCATCTCCTGCGTGATGATTTTTTTATTTTTTCCATCTCTTCATGCTCTTCGTCGAATTGTTTTTTAAGTCGGCGAACAAACCAATGGCGGATTTTAACCGGCAAGTTATATGCCTCAATAAAACTCCATCCACCGTGATGTTTTAAAACAAATATCTGCTCATACACACTTTCAATGTATTCATCGCTTAGGCCAAAAAAAGTCCGTTGTGAACGGAACCTCCATCCTCATCTCAAATCCGCACTCGCCACATTCAAAGTGCTGGTTAAGGTTGACATTGGGCATCAACTGTTCATATGTAGCACGGAGGAAGCGTGCATCCTGCGCAGGCATTACATTAATAAATTTATTAATTGCTGATTTCTCAGCGCTGCCCTCTACGGACTTAATCATAAATTTAAGTTGTTCCGTTGCACCGGCTTCTGGTAGGTTGTTTTTCTTTCTTCGCTGGGCTGATTGAAGCAGCCACTTTTCGTCCTGCCCTGTCAGCAGCCCAAGACCTACTGTAACTCCGCTCTTGGGACATAAGACATCCCAAGTGCCAACACCAGTTGTCACTGCGCCTTCCGCGTCACCACCCGCATTAACCTCTTGCTCGTCCAAGTCGAACTCATACTCCTGAGTAGTAGAGCAAGCTGGGCAACTTACCTTTGTGACATATTCGCTGCCATAACCTGTAATACGTGCGGCAACAACCAAGGCATTTTTATCGCCAATGAGCAAGCCGTCCAGTTTAATAGACTTGTCAACAATAATATTTTGCAACAGTCTGTCGACCGCGAGTCCCTTTTTAAGCAAAGACTTGGATGTTAAAATATCCTCATCCTTCGCTGTCATGTAGCGAATCTCAACACTGTCCGCATTGTGCAAAGGATGGTCCTCGGGATAAAACGCACCTTTTGATGGTAGATCGACAAATTCTGTTGGGGTTGTAAAGTCAAGTGCAGCGGTTGCTGCTTCTTCTGAAGTCGTAGAAGACGGCGGAGCGTCAGCCGACTTCCTTGCGCCGGAACGCTCCTCATTATTTCTAGCCATTTATCACCTCTTAACGTTGATATATATTATAATAGAAGTTTTATTGTCTTTTGTTAAGTGTTATTTTTGAATATTAGACTTAGCCAAGGGTCGCAAAGTCGTAACGAAGCTCAAGTTCGATCTCGACCATATCATCCGACTCATAATCCAACTCGCCAAACTTAACGTCTTTAATCCAAGCATTGTTAAGTGTCCAAGTCTCCATCACATTGCCGTTTGGGTGCAACTGGTGAATGTAAACTTCTCTTAAGCCTTCCTGAACAGACTTCTGTTTACTCATTGTGCCCTTAATGTCTGGACCATCAGGTACCGCGTAGCCAGAATTGCGGATCATTTCGAGCACCAAATCTGCACCATTGGGAGTCACGGAGTCAACCAATGTCATTGTCACAGTGTTCCACTCGACGCGACCGGGATAATAAAACTTATGATTCAAGTATGTGTGTGCTGTCTCTGTAACAGTAAAACTAGGTTTTGAAACTTTCTTTGCGATAAATTCTGCGGCACCGCCGAGTTTTACCGTCCATCGATATGCTCTCTTAGGTTCCGCACTTGGGTCAGACCAAAATTTCTCTTTTGTTGCCATTGTTTTTTAAACTCCTATTAAAAAATCGTTTCTATAATAAGTAGTTGGGGGTGTCTATTTCACCCCCAACCTCACCTATTAATCTTCAAATGATGCTCCACTGTTGGTAATCACGAAGTCAATCGCAATGTACTCAATGGCGCGGGTTGGCTTGAGTAAGATCTTGGCATACATAATGTTTCGATCAATCAAGTCTTCCGTTGTTGTGGTCTCATCCAAAACAACCTTGAAGTCGGACAGCCCTAAGCCTGCCTTCACAGCCTTCAAGAAAGGATTGACACGACCGGTAAAGCCGTCCCAAGTTCTCTGAACGTTGGGCTCAAAGATTGTTGTTGCTGCCATCTTAGAAATCTCTTTCTTGACATAAATCATCAAGCGGCGAACGTTAATCCTATCAAGCGCAGATGCCTGCACCTGCATGGTCTTCTGTCCAAAGATTACAATACCTTCTGCGGGGAATGACGCAATCGGATTGACGTTGGCTGCATACAGTTTGTCTCTATCCTTGGCAGTCAGACGATCACGCACTCCAGTAACTGGAATTCCTGCGGAACCCTCTGTCAAACCACCTCTGGTAAATCCAGCAGGGGCAAACCACACATCAGACTTGGCTTCGGAGCTAGCAAAAGTCCCAAGAGCGGCAACTGAAGGCGGCACCCACAGAGCAGCGGAGTTCGCTTGATCTTGAACTTGAACCCATGGATAGTAACAACAGGCATAACTTGAGTTGATATTCATCTCCTCAATCGTGTCCAGTGTATTATCAACACTACCGCCATATGAGTCATATGACTGCGCGGCAGATGTTCCTGCGCGATTGGCTCGGGGTTTGTACCCACCACCGATGTCAAGAACCGCTAGAGCATCGCCACGGCGCTCACAAACATTAACCAAGTGTACGTTTAATGCGCTATGATCAATACCGGGCATAGCAGCCAAGTTAATCTCGGTCTCCTCTGGGTCCGACACTGTGTCAATCGCCTTACGAACTGAATAATAAGCATAGTCCGTCTTATCTGTTGAAGAGGCGTCCATTGCTTGCTCAGAGGCGAATGGGTCTAAATCTTGGATATCCAAGCCGTCGAATCCACCCCAGAGAGGCATTGTAAATCTATCAAGCCCCTGATCAAGAGAGCCGGACCAGCTTGCGCCGTTTCCGTCGCTTCCGCTAGCACTCCAAGAGTTTCCTGCGGCGCGATGACCCTCTGCCCACTCGGCAGTCCCATAAGAAGCGCCAGTCAATTTAACGTCGTCCAGTGAGAATACCCACTGTGACGCATCAACCAAACCAGTGTTGCTGGGGGTCAACCCATCAGGAAGTGGGAACATTAAATCTCCCCAGCTAGCATTTAGAATTTTGCTGCTTCCCGGCTCAAGGGTGTAAATTCCCCAATAAGCCTGCTTTCTGCTTGAAAGTGAACCAGATGTAGAAGAGGCACGAGTTGGAACTGTTGGGAATTTAAAGTGCATCGTGAGTTCAGCAAACGTGTTGACGTTGAAATACGCTTTTGCGGTGACACCTGTCGCAGTTGCCACAGTGGCTGCTTCCATATCCGCAAAGTCCTCATCCTCTGTGAAGGAACCAGTTCCTCCAGCGGTCGTGGTCGTCGCAATCGTTTTAAGAACAGGAGGACCAAAGAACCCAAAAGGAAGCAAGGACGGGTCAACCGCTGCTGCTTCAACATCCGCATCAACCTCGACACGAATGAAGCGAGACTGGTTGTCGTAGTCTCCTTGATAAGTGTATCTACGATCTGCCTCGTTCCAAGACAACACCTGATCGCCAATCTTTCTGGCAATGTAGTTTGGAGAGTTCGGATTTAAATTACAGTTTCCATAACTTTCTACAACCTGTGGTGACACATCGTTGTCATGTGCTCGGCGAACCTGAACTGTGAATGTTCCATATGGATCTTCATTCGGGTTTCTAGGATATTTGATGTCCGCGATAGAAACTTTAAGATTCTTCGATTCCCACTCTCCGCTATTCAGCGCGTGGATTCGGAACAAGCGAGTTACCCCGCCGGATACGACATCCGCGCTAGAGATTGCAGGAGCGAAATCTGCGTGCACTGTTGACAAATGCTGAGAAAAAATCCAGCCAGTCTTAGCAGTCTGGGCTCCGCCAAGAGTGTTGTAATACTTACCTGCTTTGGTGCCTGTGTTACCCTCAGCGTGGCGAAGGATCATACCATAGACATCGCCCGCCGAACTTGATACTAAGGCGTCATCCAGTGCGTTTTCAAACGTTTGACCTAAGAAATACTGCTCCTGATTCGCTGCGCTAATCGTGCTGGTGTTCAGGAGAGTTGGATTCGTATTAAATACCTTACGAATAAACTTACTAGATCTTTTGTTGAAGTTGAATGTAGTGGAGTGCACAGAAGTCGCGGCTGTGAGGGAGTTGGTGATCAAGATCTTAAACTCACGGTTGTTACCAACACTTTCAACTAGTCCACCAGTAGACGCTGTAGCTATGGGTATCTCAAGATTGGTTCCCATATTGCCTGATAGAGCAGGCACATAGCCGTTCTTGGTATAGAAAATAGCCGCCAAGGAACCTGTAGTAAGCCCCTCTGCTCCGCCGTTAACGGAGCTTGAATCAAATAGCCACAAGCCCCAAGCGTCACCATCAACCGTCCAACCAGCCTTTCCGGCTGTTTGTGCTTCCTCATGTTCATGCCCCAAAAGACGAACCACGGTTACAGGACCAGAGTTTTTCAAATAAGCCATTGCGGCATATGTTCCATACATAGGCGATTGCATATTACCATCGCGCCAAACATCGTTTGCGCGACCACCGGGTACTGGTTCGCCAAATGTTTCTACAAATTCGGCTTGTGAGCCCACCGTGACCGGGCGCATTGCGGGTCCACGCAAGGCTCTAGTAATAATGGCAGGACCTGTTAGTTGTGGCTCCCTCGGTAGAAATGAGTTATCAATCTCATTAACAAAAATTCCGGGGGAAACAAATTTAAATCTTTTTACTGACATGATCTTTGTTCTCCTTCAAACGTAAAGATTTTCTCTAATAAATAGTCGTATAAAATGTGAAAAACCTATATTTAGTCCCGATATTTTCCGTCAATACCTATATTGGTATTCTTTGAACCACCGTGCGGAATCTCATCTCCAAAAATCACACGTTCGCGACCAATCTTCACCTCCACAGCGTTTTCTCTGATCACTGTTTTTGGCTGCTCTTGATTTTTACCTGCTCCAATAAGATAGCCCAAGACTTTTATATCGAATGTAGTTTGGTAATATCTCTCTTCTTCTCCAATCTCTGCCACGTTGCTCTCTTGGGCAAAGTCAGACTGCATAAAAGCCTCGAAGCGATGCCCCTCGTGCTCAATAACAAAATAATTAATTCCACCAGAGGTTGTTATAAACGGCTGAATTATCTCATTCATCTGTTGTTGATATTCGCCTCTTGCACTCACTTTATAAGTGACGTCAACATAGACTGGTATTGGAATCGTAATTGTCTCGTAGACAACTTTCTCGTTTTTTTTCGGGTAGTTAAACTGATTTCTTTTATATTTTGCCTCGGCGGCAGCAAATGCAGCAGTCCTATTTTGACCTATTCTCCTAGCAATGGTTATTGCCCCTCCCTTATAGTCGGGGTGCGACGGGATCGCAGAAAAAGCACTGCCCTTGCGCGCCGGATCTTTTTCCATGCCGGTTCTTTCAATGGTCATAATCGGCAAAATAAGAGCACCGGCTGAGTCGCGAGCTTCTTTATTTTTCTTCACAGAATATGATCTTTCTGGTGCCACCCATCGAACTGGTATTTTTTTAAAACCAGTGTTGGTCGTTGCGTGAAGGTTTTTATTTTTGAGCCAATTGACTATGGCATAATCAACAGTCTCTATGGTTGATGGCTGGAATGGGATTTCTTTTGTTCTCGTATCTTTATCATTCGGCATTGAATATTCCCTCCCTTGCCTTGATGCATTTTGCAACGACTTCCATCTTGTGTTCAGTTTGACCGAATATTTCTCGTGGCTCTCCTAACATAACAATCTCATAATAATTGCTACCATAAGCAACGAAGTCTCCTTCCCTGACATACAGGTCTTGATCTTCAACCAAACGACGCTTGTGAAAATGCACTGTAATAGAACTTTTACGATCAATGCCCAAATTAGAAGTTGTCGTATCACTACCCTCCCAATCTACAAGTGCATATACCCTCACAGGTGGCAAAAATGTTTTTTTGATCGCCTCTCCGTATAGTGGATGATAGTTTGTGTGTTCAATGCTAATAGGATAATAGGTAATCTGCTGACCGATGACCCTTTCAATCAATTCGTCATTAACCTGCTTAACTAAGTCACGCTCCTTCTCTCCCGTGAATAACGGAGGAGGGGGAGCAGTGGGCTGTGTCCATTTTTGATCTGCCATTTTTTATATTCCTATCCGCTATAAATCAACATAGGGACATTTGACTGAACCTTGTTAGAGTTCTCGACCATCTCAGCATCACCAGACATCAATTCTCCGTATGTCATTTCGTCCAATACGGTCTTCAGTTCATCTCGCAAGGCAGTCTGCTCTTCCTTGGCTTGGCTGATTAGATCGCTGCCATTCAAAGAAACATCGTTGCCGGGGATCGGGATAGAAGCAAACTTACTTCTCACATGTCCTAACATCTCCTTGCTCAACGCCAAGGCAAAGCGTCGAATCCATTGCTTACCGATTGCATTGATATTGGCATATGGAATATTCTCGAAAGGCAAGGTGTTCATATTGTTAATACCCTCAACACCTTCTTTGCGGTCTGCCTGTTCCTCCCAAGTGTCTGTGCCGGTGGTTGAAAACTCCACCCACATTTTTGTAGGATAGCCACCGCCGATGGGGGGGATGGGGTAAACTCGCACATTATTATTTCTTAATTCATATGACCAGTGTGAATTACGGGTATATATCGAATCTTCAAACGCCATAGCCTGTGCCTTGTTTTGCCACACTGGAATCACTTGAAATGTGGAATCATCGGCATACTGTCCATATGTTCCAAGGTTGCCAACTGTATTCAATCCGCCATAATATCCATAAAACCTCCATGTTGATGAAGGTGTTTTAAAATATATCTTTGAAATTGAAACTTTATTAACCCCAACTTTATTATAATAAGGAAAATCGCTATTGTCCGAGTCCACTGAGGCACTATAAATTATTTTTTGAAGATCGTAATCTTGGACCCCGCCGGTCAAAGCAAATGAGGCTGAATACAATTGATTATTGCCCATTTGCTTTTCTGAAGAAATACCTTCGGCAATTTTACGAGCATATGCAAAGTCAAATCGTGGAAGGCGGAGATTGACGTTTTTTCCCTCAAGTGCGTGACCGTCGGTCAACTGCCCATCCTCATCGAACGAGCCGGTTGTTCCGCCTAAGACGTTGCCAAGAATATTCTTTGCTTGATGAATGTTGACCAAATAAGAATATTCTAATGTCGCCTCTTCATAGGCTGAATATACTTGACCGTCTGTGATTTCGATATCGAGCACATCGCCACCAAGTTTTTTAAATACATAAGCGACCTGATCTTTTGCACCAGACAAGAAAGGGTCAGAACCTGCGTATATACCTAATGGCAAGTTTGTTGCGACGTCATCGAAGCTTCCCGTAATTGATAATTTTGAAGCACTTGTGCTCGAAGCCGGTCGTAAAGTAGGTGGTGCTGCCATGGTGCGTAATCCTCCAAGTGTAATTAGTTTTAGGACAAAAGAAAAGCCCCGTGCCAGTCAAACTAACACGGGGCTCTGCGATTAAAGCAATAACTCAGTTATTAGCCAATCAGATCGCGAACCACGACAAGACCATACATGTCGGGGCGAACCATCTTCTTCGCGTAACGAGTCATCACGCCCTTGCGAGGCAGGAAGTCTTCGTCACCAAAGATGGTTGGAGTGACCTGAAGAGGAACATAAGGAGCATACACATAGCCACTCTCAAGGAAGCTACCGCCCTTACGTCCAACAAGGACCACGTTGCGCGGGAAGTAAGGGTCAACCCAAACATCCCACTTCTTGCTGATTGAACCAGCGTTTACAGCACCAACTGTTCCCTTGTCATCATCAGCAGCAATGTTCGCACGGAAACCACTGGTGAACTCAAGGATGTTTGCGACCTCGGGTCCACAAACAATAAAGTTGGCACCACCGCGAAGAGTCTTGCGGTGAATGCGAGCGGAAACGTCGTTGATCGTCTCAACAAGCGTCTCATACCACTCGGAAACAGTTCCGGTGAAGTCCGGAGGAGCAGTAGCGCTAGTAATGCTAGTTCCAGCCTCTGGATCGAGGAACTGACCGGGGCGGCGGCTCCAATAGAGCGTACCAGCGGTCGCACCCTGAACGAGATCATTGAGAATCTCCTGATCAATCTCAAGAGCAATCTGCTCGGAGAGAATACCAGTCAACTCA